TTGTGAACTCTATAAGCTTAAAGTGCTTACTTAATTGCATATGAAATACTAAGGTTTTGTAGGAAATGTAATTGCATCAACATCAGAAGCTTCGTCATCATCTGCTACTGTACTAGGCAAATCTCTAAGTTCTTGTCTGTAAGTAGTCATATCTTCTGACATAGTGTTATCAGATAAAGCTAAGTAGTCTGTTTCTTTTAACAAAGCATTTCTTTTTTGTCTAAGATTAACCATTGATCTATCTTTAGCACCAGCTAACCAAGTTGCTTCTTCTGCGTCTCTTGCTGTTTCTTCTGCTGGTGTAAATTGGATTCTTTCTCCATTTACCATTTTATATCTTGGCATATTGTTCTCCTTGTTGGTTTGTTATTATCATAATTAAGATACTTCGTACATTGTTATTGTATTTAACTAATGCCATATAATTTTATAACTCCACTATCTATGTTGCCACTACTAAATTTGAAATCTACTGCATCAATAGCTGACGTAGAATTAAAATATCCAGCAGTATAATAATTTTGTGAATAATTATATGATGCATAGCTATTTGTATTTACCATAAAATGCTTCACAAACGTATCGCTTGATGGTTCAAACAAGTGTAAAGTTCCACTTCCTGATTCGTCATTACTATTACCAAGATTTTCCATAATTAATTGGTCAGACGTGCTTTGTGCTAAATCATATCCCGCAACATAAGATAAAGCCGAAGCAGAACCATCTTCAGCATGATAACCAAAAAAAATAGTAGTTGTTTTAGTTACATTATAATTAGAACCACCATCAGTAGAACCATTAAATGTAAAATCAACACCATCAGTAGCTGGGTGCATATTTATAAATTTGAACATATATTCTTTATAGGTAGAATCTATGCCTGTAGTAAAACTTAATGACGTTGAATTACTAGCTGTCTGTGTAGATAATAAAGTTAATGCACCTGTACCTGTTGCGTTAGATGAAAATGCGTGATCGTATTTTAAATTAGAATATGTTGTCATTATGCTATCCCATACATTTTGATGATACCATTATCTATGTTTCCGCTACCCACTTTAAAATCTATTGCATTTATTGCTGATGTAGTATTAAAATATCCACCTAAGTAACTATTTATTGTGTATTCATTTGAATTACATCTTTGATTTACTGATAAAAAATGTTTAACAAAAGTAGTTGAACTCGGTGAAAACAAATACATTATCGCAACTCCTGATTGATCATTGTCACCACCAATATTTCCATGAATCATTTGATAAGCAGTTGATTGTGCTAAATCTTGGGTAGTAACATAATTTAAATTTGATGCACTTCCACTTTCATTATGACCAGCTTCAAACTTTGTGGTTGTTTTAGTTACATTGTAATTTGAACCACCATCAGTAGAACCATTAAATTGAAATTCAACACCATCAATAGCTGGGTGAATATTTATAAACTTAAACATATAAGTCCTATAAGAACTATCAATCCCACTTGTAAATGATGAACTAGCAACACCTGATGTTATTGTGTTTGTAGCTAATAAATTTAAACCACCACCAAAACCACTAGGTAAATTATAATCATTATCTAATGTCTGTATATGTACTCATTAAACCACTCCAAACATTTGTATTGTGCCATCATCAATGTTTCCTGATGACATTTTAAACTGAACTGCATCTACAGCCGATGTTGTATTACCATACCCTGCTGTGTAATATTCTTGTGAAAAATCTACATACATATAATGCTGACATCTAGCTATAAAATGTTTTACAAAAGTAGTAGAAGATGGATTAAATAAATGTAAATATCCTGCCCCTGACTGGTCATTATCCGTACCTGTTCCTGTAAGTAAATTTTGAAAACCAGTTCCTTGTGCTAAATCTTGATTGGCATAATAAGACATCGATCCACTTGTGCCATCTTCCTTATGACTAGAATAAAAATAGGTAGTTGTTTTAGTAACATTATAATTTGAGCCACTATCTGTACTTAAATTAAATTGAAAATTTGTACCATCTGTTTCTGGGTGTATGTTATTAAATATAAACATATACTCTTTATAGGTACTGTCTATTCCAGTTGTGAAACTTATTGAGGAACTTGCACTAGCAGTTTGAGTTGATAATAAAACTAAGCTACCAGCGTTTGCGTATGGATTGTTATATCTAATTGCGTTATATACGGACATATTATTTGTCCCTCAATAACCACCCGACAGTAACATCTACATACACTAAAGTGAAACCAGCTCTTTCAGTTGATATAGTAAGATCAGAAGCGTCTCCTTGTATGTTATGACTATTTCTACCAACAGTTAAATTGTTTGTATCAAATGTTCCAGCGTAATCTATAAAAGAAACTATAACCCTCACCAGCGACAGCAGTAAAAGCACCTGTTTTTACAGTTTGCCAAGATGTTCCACCAGCAGAAGCGTCAGCAAAAGATAAGTTACCTGAACCATCTGTTTTTAAAATTTGATCTGCTGTTCCGTCTGCGTTTGGAAATTTAATTCCATCTAAAACTACATTTCCTGAACCTTTAGGAGTAATTGCTAAATCAATATTTGTATCATCTCCTGTAGAAGATAATATAGGTGCGTTTGTTGTTGAATTATTTGTAATAGTTAATTCATTAACTGCACTTCCTGTTTCTACAAATTTTAATAATTCTAAAGTTCCATCTCCTATTGCATTTCCATTAACATCTAATTGACCACCTAATTGTGGAGTAGTATCATTTACTAAATCTGATACAACTGAACTATCTAACCAATTAACTGTGTTAGCTGTATAGTCTAAAGTTGCTAAAGAAATATCATCTGCACCATCATAAAATTTTAAAGTAGGTGTAGTTGCTGAAGTCGTGTCTAACCAAACTGTTCCAGCGACAGCACTTGATGGTCTTGATGTTCCTGAATTAGATGTATTAATAGCTTCTAAAACATTATTCAAATCTGATCTAAATGCTGGAAAGCCTTGATTCGCTATATCGTAATCGTGTTGTGCCATAAGTTCTTATACTCCTTTTAAAATCCTTTTGCAAGATAATCGAATTGACGAGATATTACAGTATCAGAAGAATTTTTGAAAGTAATATCGAAACCATTTACAGTTTTACTTTCTACTGTGAAATAATCTCCCGAAACCATATTTTCGCCTGTAATTCCTACAGCATAATTAACAGAAAAGAATGGATTTGTAAATGTTACTGTGTAAGTTCCAACACCAGAAGTTAGATCATTTCCACTAAATATTCTATCTATCATATCTACAGTTACAGATAATTCAGATACAACAGGTGTTGAAGATAAATCATCAGATTCAAATAAAACTCTAAATTTAAAATAACGAGATTTATATTCGCCTATTACAAAATTTCTAAATCCTGTATAAGTTACATTGTCATCTGAAGTTGCTATTTGAAGTGTTGCTCTACAGTTTGCTGGTGTATCTCCATCAAAGTTAGATTTTGCATCATCAAATAATCCACTTCTACTATCAAAGACATCATCAAGATTGTCAGCAGTTTGTTTAATATTTGCTGTTAGTCTTACAGTATAAATTCCACCTACATCTATTGGAGTACCAAAATTATATGTTCCTGATGCGTATAAATCTTGTGAACCAGCACCAGAATCAAATAATCTATCAGGGTAGTCATCAAATAATCCCGAACCACTATCAAACAATTCTGAAGAATCTAATCTTAATGTGCTATCTGTAACAACTAAATTAGTATCAAACCCATCATCAAAATTTCCAGCTTGATCGTCAAAATTACCCTCAGCAGAATCAAAGAAACTATTTCCATTAAAGTTAGGGTGTTCAGTTTGTGTTACAACTGCATTAAAGTTTAATACTCCAGCAACATTAGAAACTACTGCCGTAGCATTTGAACTAAAGTTGCCAAGTTTATCTACAGCTTTTATGAGGTAAGTTCCAATTCTTGCTGGTACGGAAATACTTGTGGCTGGTCGAGATACTTTTTCAATTAATGAAACTGAATTTAACCAATCTCCACCAACTATATCTTGTGAATATCTTATTTGATAATATGCTAAATCTAAATCAGGTATTTGTTTCCAACTTAAATGAGCCTCTTGTCCAACTACATTACAAGAAAATTCTTCCACATCTGCTGGTGGCAAAATTGCACCTATAATTGTTCTTGATGCAGTTACATAGGTTGATGAAACTTGGAGAGTATTCACGGCTTTTACCCTTACATCATAAGTATCTTGGTCAATTACATTTAATACTCTATGATTTAATCCACTACCTTGTGCATATATAATATAATCTGAATCTGTACTTTTTTTATATTCAACTTGGTAATAATCAACAAAGCTATCAGTAGATGCACCTATAGTAACATCTAAAGCTACAATTACAGTTCCATCATTATATTCAATTAATGTATCATCTAGTGTTACACTTGCTGGTGGTTGTATAACAAAAGGATTTGGAAGTGTTGTTGTTGGTACTGCTGTTGCTTGTGTTTTAGAAGCGAAGCTGTAATGTGCATCTTGGTGTTCCACTAAACCTAATCCTACTGTAAAATCTTCATTAAACGTCATACTTAAAACTCTAAATGGTTTTGCACTAAATCCTAATGAACTATGTGTGATATTTACTATATCTCCTATTGCTAAATCATAAGAATTAAAAGCTACATTAATACTTAAACTTAAAGCATCTCTACTTCTTCTTAATATAATTTCTGCCATTTCTTCAGCTTGGTATGGAGAAGTAATAGTTTTAAAATCAAATCTCCCCTCTAATAAAAAACCACCATCAGCAGTTTTCATTGTTGCGTGTTGATCTGCACTTGGTAATCCTGAATCATCAATAGGTGGAAACTGTACTTCGTCAATTTGTGAATTACGATCAGGATTCACAAAGCTACAAATAACTCTATTATATTTATTATTTTTATCAGGGCTTGATAAATTATATCCACCAACAATATTATCTTCTGTTAATGTAATAGACGCACTTCCTGTTGTTTCTATAATTAATTGATATTTACCAGCAGTATAAGGAAGATAACCTCGACAACCTTTTAAGAACTCTCTAACATTATCAATAATAGATGCTGATGTATCAACTGCTGTATTCGTGTCAAAAATATTTATATCTGACCCACCTGAATAAGGTGTAACTTGTGTAACGCAAACTTGTGAAGCATCATAAAAACTTTGTAAATCTATTTCACTTGTTGCTAATCCTTTTCCATATCTTGTATTTCTTAAATAATCTAATAAGCAAAAAGCTGGGTTTGTTGAAAATGTTGGTGATGATTCATTTAAACTTGCATCTAAAGTAACAACTTTTTTACCTTGTACTTTAGCTTGTATTTTAGGAACTCCAGC